GCTCTTCTAGAGGCAAGCCAAAGCGTTCGCAGATGACACCCATAATGCGCTTTTCATACGTGCGGTATGGTTCCAAACCAATCAGTCTCTTGAACGGGCGCGGAAGATCAGAGCAATAGGCTTCACTAGCATCATGGAGTAGTCCCCACAACTTGTTCTCAACCGAGCACAGAGCAGACACCCTATAACAGTGTTCTGCCACGCTGTAGTGTGTCTTAACATGCCCTGTGAACCTACAGATGTGGCTAAGGGAGTGAGCAATGTCTTCAATGCTCACATCTTTAGGACTCATATCTTCATAATGAAAAGTGTTGCCTGTGTACGTCCGAATTGTGCTCATATCTGCTCCATGACAACATCAGGTAAGCCGTCTTCTTTTTCTAAAGTGGTTATCTTTGTGTGCAAAGCATTAAGTATGTCTTCTCTGTCTTGAAGCGTCTTCTGAAGATTTGATAAGCCATTGGCTAATTTCTCTCCATTGAAAGAATACCAACTTCCTGACATTTCAAAGAGACCGCGACGAGATGCATACTCAATTAGGCTGCTGATCTTGTCAAAGCCCGCCTCTTGTTCGGTACCAGGGTAGATTAAGTTGACAGTGGCTTCACGAAAAGGCCGTCCACATTTGTTCTTCACACATTTCAGGCGTACTTGGTGCCCAATTATGTTCTCTTTGCTGCCGAAGGTGATTGCTTCTTTGCGTCTAATGTCTACACGTACGCTGGCGTAGAATCCCAGAGCTTTTCCCCCAGTAACTACTTCTGGGTTTCCATACATTACACCGATGGACATCCTTATCTGGTTGATAAAAAGCACTGTGACTTTATTGACAGCGCACTTCGCGGTGATCTTACGACAGGCCCTAGACATAAGCCTTGCCTGCAACCCAACGTTTTGGTCGGACATCTCGCCTGCTAGCTCCGCTTCAGGTACGAGCGCAGCTACTGAGTCAATAACAATTAGGCTAACACATTTGGAGTCGATAAGTTCCTCGACAATCTGCAGCGCTTGCTCCCCACTGTCAGGCTGGCTGATAATCAGCTTGTCTATGTCCACGCCGAGCCGCTGTGCGTACTGAGGATCGAGAGCATGTTCTATGTCAACTACCGCAGCTATGCCTCCTTGTGCTTGTTCCTGAGCCACAATATGTAGGGAAAAACTGGTCTTTCCTGCGCTGGCAGGACCGAATACTTCCACGATACGTCCTCGGGGAATCCCTCCACACTCCAAAGCTCCGAAGTCGAAGGTAGGGAGACCTGTGGAAATAACGGGAATAGGCACTACGTTTTTGCTACCCAAGCGCAGCAGAGAGTTGGTAGTATCAAATTTTTTGTCCAAGGATTTCCCAAGGGCAAACAACTGTCGAAACTTCTCTGTCTCTGTAGTCGGAGCCTCGACTATAACCTTGATTTCCTTCTGCTCATCTTTCTTCTTACCGAATGCCACTGTTTACCTCCGTTTGAATGTCTGGGACTTGGAGTTGATCGCCTTCGATGCCGGATGCGGCCTTCGTTTGTTCGCTTGCGTACTGTTGCAAGAGCTGTTTACGCAGGAACACACCAAACATTTTTACCAGTTTTTTTCCGTACACTTTGATCACACCCTGCGTGCCCTGCTCCATGAGAAGTTTATGCACTTGGTCTACGCCCTCTGGATTGTTGGACAGAAAAGCTTCCCAGCATGAGAGGCAGTTAGAATGCGAAGGGAAACTGCGAAGGTTCAGGCTGTGCCCACAGGCTATAACCACGGGCGTACGCACAGTGAAGTTCCTTCCGCGCCATTCTCGCGCTTCTTTTTCGGTGGGCTTAGGCTGTTCGACTGGCTTGGCTGCTCCGAGGTCCGGTCCCGCAGTCCGTGCAATTCCACCATATTCTTCATAAACATGCGTCTCAAGTTCTTCGGGATTCATTCTAATATGTCCTCCGGGCTCACAGACTCCTCAGGGAAATGCTGAGGTTCTGGCCTATCCATCAATTGATTGTTCTTGGCACGGTAATAAAGTACACGATAATCTCCGTCGTAATTCATCTTGCTTTTTAAGAATGCCTGTCCAAGAGCACATTGCATATCGATGGGAAACAGTTCATAAGCATTCTCCGCAGCAAGCTGTAGAAATACTTTGTAATACACCGGGGTAAGGGTTCGTTTCGCTTTTATTTCCACGTCCGAGATAAAGTCTATACTCTCGGCTGTTACTTCACCGCTCTGATTTAACACAGCGCGCCTTGGACCCGGCTGTGGCGCTGCCTTCAAGACACAGTATAATGCCATGACGTTTATAAAGGTGTCTTGGAATAACTGTGCTTCTATTTGTTCTTTACTCACAATTTTCCTTTCCTGCTTTCTTTTTCAAGGAGTTTCCTTCTTTGTCAAAACGTTCTCCATTTGGTCCACCATAAATCATTTTCTTCTTTCCCCTAGCTTTTCCTATGAGACCATATATCTCTTTTCCTAGTGCTCTTGGGGCAGTTGGATTTTCTAAGTAATCAGCAGCTTTTCTCAAAAGTACTGGGTCGTCATTGAACATGGCTAGACCACGGTTAAACATTGGAGACAATAATCCACGGAAACGCCCAGAGCTATGGTCATGGTCAATAGAGAGGTTATACTTACCCGGAGAGTTTCCAGATATAGCGCAAACCCCGCCTTGATAGTCAGACACATGTTTCCAATCTTCAGGCGTTATTCTGTACAACGTCCAAAGCCTTCTCTTGTTTTGGTTCTTATTGTACATCTCCTTCTGTGGTGTGCTTGGTTTATACACCCTCTTAGCCTTTGGATCTATCGGCTTGCTAAGAGAAAGACTGCTGCAGTCTTTGCACTGCTTGCTGCCTCCTCTGCGTAAGTTGTTGGCGGTTACAATGCTTTCTTTTCCACATTCACAACGACATAACCATCGCAAGGAGCCATCAGACTTGCTTTCGGCCCGTTCTACAACTGTCCATTTATTAAACTTCATGCCTAGCAAATCAATTGCTTTGCGCATTTGCGTCCTGTGGTACCAAAGGTATGGCTCTGTAGAGTGACTTTGGGCGATTGACTACATAGTAATTTACCTTGTTCTCCTGCCGCAGAAGCCTTAGTACACGGTCAGCACTGCTCGGGCTGACTTTGCCTACCACGTTGTTGGTGACGTAAAACCGCAACTGGTCCGAGGTAAACGTGGGGTCTCCTGAGGCTAAGCGCGCTTTCATGAAGTCCAAGATTGCATCCTTGGTCGTAGCTGCTACACGGTTCAACTGCTGAGTCTGTTCGGTCATTGGTTATCCTTTTCAAGAAACTTATTTGAAACCACCTTGAGGATCAGTCTCCCAAGGCCGCGTACGTGACGTTCTTTGACGGGCCGGATCACGAAGCCCTCTCGTAGAGTCTTTCCGTCCACTGCTGACTTCCCATCCACGAGGCTCCATGGGATGTCTTTGTAGGACCCTGTGTAGAGCACGGGCACCCACGACTTTATGCCAGTCATAGAGCCCATAACTTGCTCCCTGCTCAACCACTTTCCCTCAGTCGTCCTAATGTCAAACGCGAATAACTGAGGCTCCTTGCTTCCGTATTCGAACTTCTCTCCCTGCGTTGGGGTGACCTCACCGTACAGACCGTAGCCCGGGTGGGCTCGGCACCACTCTTCAATCCATGGCTGGGTCTTGAGCACGTTGCGCCAAATGCAGTTCACATTCTCCGCCTTCCACTGCGTACGTGAGCTAGCATACATATGGTCATCAAGGAACGCAAAGCGCGCATTGGAGCCGTGTATTTTCTCTGTGATCTCCACGGTTTCCTCAGGATCGAATGCGTCTTTGTAGTGCTTCAGGGCATCCACATCGAACACAGGCATCCCCAAACCGCCTTCATTATCGAAGACGTGGTTTTGCCCGCCGCTGGTGTATATGCCTAGCTTATGCAGAATCAGATACCACCAGCCCTTGAGACTCTTCGGGTACTTTCTGCGCTTCTTGAAGGTTTCATTGTCTCCAGCCAGTTCCTTGCCTTTGTCTGGGTCATAGTGCTCTATGCCCAGCAGTTCCGAGACATCATCTCCATCTTTTGCTTGTAAACGTCTGACTTGATAGTCATACCCATGTAAACCGCCAGCAGCGTGCTCGTTTTCCAAAGCATACAGCTGAGGAAAGGAAGAAGCAGGCAGGAGCAATCCCTCGCTCCATTCACCACGGAATTTTCGCACTGTGATGCGTCTGCGCTTCTCTGGCACTGTTCCATCCAGACCTACGTACGCTTCCCAGATAAAGCGGAAGGGTTCGGTCTGAGGTACCACGGAATCCGGCTGGACGTACACTCCGCGATCCCCGGCCTTGAACTCACCCTTCTTGGTCACCACCTGATATGAGCCGAGATCAAAGAGCACAAGCGTATCAGCATTAGGGTGTACTCGGGGTTCCCCAAGGCGTACTAGGAATACTTGATGATTAGCTTTCTTTTCCATGGTGTCTCCTGAAATTAAAAAAGCGGGTACCCTTTCGGATACCCTATTGGTTGATCAGTGCCTTCACGCTTTCAGCACATGCGAGGTAGTAGTCGCAACCTCGCGCTTCTTTCGCTGTGACTTCCCGATTCTGGTTGGTGGCTTTGCATAAGATGCGTGCTCTGTGTTCAATGTACTTGCCGTACACGCGTCTCAGGGGTGCCAAGAGGTCACCAGTGTCCGGCGCAGTTTCTACGGTTTCCTCTGCCTTTTTCCAAACGGTTGTCATATTTTCACTTCCTCCGTAGGTATTTTGTGACCAGATTCAGTAACTATGCCGTTGAAGTTGGACTTCATTGTGGCTTTCTTCTCGTCCGTTATGGATCGAACCTGCGACCGCGCACCATCGTAGAACAGCTTTCTTGAACCTCCAGAGGAATAGCGTGATAGGCCGACCGTGACCTTCATCACAGGCTCGAAGGATTCATTGCATTCTTGGAACCCTTCTTGTTGCGTCTCCCACTCCGACCTCTTCAGTTCACCAACTACGCTGCGCCACAATGTAATCATGCCGTCGCAGTCCTTGGCTACCTGAGAGCTGCCGTCCACATCGTTCGTGCTGATGGTGGCACCCTTCTCGATACGCTTCGGCTGTAGAATGCGGACCATTTTGATCTTGTAGTCCTTAGCAATCGAGGCGAACTTTTTACTGAGTTGGGACAGGTGGATTGTACGATGATTCTGGGCCTTCAGGGATTCATCACAGAACTTCTGCAGGTTGTCGAACATCACCCACTTCACACCGTAGCGCCGGATACAATCCTTGATGAGTTTGAATACTGACTCGGGATCGTCCTGCCACTGCATAGGGTAAGCGAAGTACAAGTCTGCATTACGGCTTTGCTGTATGGATCGCGCTGTGCCACACGCGGCTTTCAACTCTGCCAGTTTAGCGACAGATTCGGGCGTACCGGGTTCAGTAAGCACATCTTCGAACCCAGTGACGAGGGAAACCCACTTGCGTGCCAGCCGTGCCTGAGTCATTTCAAGGCACACGATCAAGCCGTCCTCGCCATACTGTCCCACCATGTGATCCATGATGTTCATACCGAAGGTGGTCTTGCCAACTTTCTCCGGCGCAACGATATCCAGTATATCTCCGTCTTCCATGCCGATCAGCTTGTTGATCTCCGGCCATGGGAACATGTACGTAGGAGCCAGATCGGTCCTGCCATTCAGTTCATCTTCAAGCTGGGTCAATGCATCCACTGAAGAGGTCACACCGGTCACATCGAACAGTTGGGCACTCTGCTTCAACTCTTCGAACTTTTCTAAGGTACCTCCACCATAACGGAACCACTCATTGATGTCTTTCCCGGGTCGTGCTTCAGCGCCATCAAGAGTGACGAAGAATGTTGGCAGCACGATCTTGTAGCACTTCTCTATGCCGATGCGTGACGCCAGTTCTTGAGCACCTTTCTTCCCGGCCTTGTCATTGTCATATAGGATATAGATTTTTTTCGGAGCAATCTTGTCCAGATGCTCAATCCACAGGGCCTTCTTGACGTTCGCGCCGGGGACTCCCACGACGTATGGGATACCGTGGGATATGCAACTTAGTGCGTCCGCTTCTCCTTCTACGAAGAGGACTTCGTTGAGTCCTTCAATAAGGATTTCTCCATTGTAGAGCGGAGCTTCCCAGCCCGAAGGAGTGACAAAATCTTTGGGTTTAGGAGGGAGGGTTCGATACTTAGCGAAGACAATGTTGCCACCAACGAGGTACGGAATAACGAGCGCTTTGGATTCGCCTGCTTCACGGAACCACACCTTCTCTTTCAGACCAAGCTTCTGTCGGTCGATGATCTCCTGCGTAAAACCTCGTACGTTCAGGAGGTAATCCATAGCCTCAGGATCGCCCAGCAATGCCACATGGCACGCATCCACGTCCGGCAAAGCATCCGGTTTGTCTCCACTGGCGTTGCCAGCCCATTCCTTGCGTGAATCTACACCTGCGATGCGCAGGCCGAGGTATTCAGCGAGTGTTCTGAGATTGCCTGTTTTACCGCAGGCACCGGCATGGCAATAGTGCAGACCATCACGCGTATTCTTCGGGTCGTTGGGATCGCCTGTAGCAAAATAAAGTTTATAGTCTGAGTGTTTGCAGTAAGGACAAACTTTCACTTGTATTTGATCACCAGAGGCTTCTTTCCAATCCCACCCTTGACTTATTATGAATTGCAGAGCTTTCGAATGTTTCAAATTCTCTGGTATTGCTTGGCTCATCACTTCCTCTTTCTCATTTTATCTTCGGCTACGGCACTCTTGGTGATCTTGGCCGCATACTCAGGGTCAAGTGCGGCGATACGCTTCATGCATACCTTGCATTTACTCATTTTGCCTTTATGAATCGTCTGCTTTTGGTACATTGGTCTCCTTAGTTTATGCTTGGACTACACGTTGCCTGAAACAGTGCTCTTCCGAGCGGGGATACGCAGTACACGCGCCACTTGCGTCCTGTCGCTGCGTTCTGTTTTTCGATTTGTTCCTTGTGATCTTCTGTAAGCTCTTTGACTAAGCCTAGTTCTATCAGGAGGTCTACGTCCTGCGTAGCCTTGGTAGCCTGCGAAGCTTCAAACAGAGGATCGCTCGGAATAGGGGAGCATTGAGAGAACACGCCTTCAAACTCAGCGAGCACTTCGTTGAGTAGTTCAAGACAGTCTGGGGTGATTTCAGGGATGGTCATCAGAAAATCCTGTCTATGATCTCGATGAGGTAGGCCCCATCAACCATTTCAGGGTCTTTCTCTTTCAGGCGTGTAATGAGCTGGATGAAGTACGCAGTGTCCACGCCTGTGAGCTGATCTTCCAGAACCTCGATGTCCTTCAGGTTCAGTTCACTGATCTGGAAAGCCATCTTCAGAATCTGGCCAGCATTGATACGCCAACCTCTATCAATGAACTTACGCAGGCGCACTAGCGAGCATATGGGGTACTTGCTGCCAATGTAGCGAAGCTCTTTGGAGAGCAGTGCTTCTAGAGCAGGCTGACGCAGTACCAGATTATTGTCCCAGCTCGACCAGTAATTTGTGCAGTGCGCGAAGTCATAGTTTTCGTGGATCATATCAGGCTCGCCATAGAAGCGCAGTACAATCTGAATTTTCCCGCTCAGTGTAATGGCGTTGGTCGTGAGGAATCTAGGTATGTACTTATTCTCTTTTTCTTCTTGCCTCAGGACGGTATTCTCGATCTCCTCATAGGTGTCTGCAATCTGCTCTGGGTCAGTGATCACGTCGCCTACGTATGCGGCAGCGCTTTCGTCTGGTTGACCCTCGAAGTATTCGTAGGGCTTCTTTGTGCCTTCAGTGCTGGCGATGCCAGCAGACTTGACCACAACCTTAATACGTCCATCTTCGCTTTTCACACTCAGGGGTGTCTTGATGCCCGATGCATGCTTTTGCTCAAACTTGTGCACGTAATACGTGGCTATATCGTAGGCTAAGTCATGGTTGCGAAGGTACACATCGAAGTCATTGACTTCTTCTCCGAGGAGCATAGAAGCAATGGAGCCTCCCGTGACAATCACGCCATCCCGAAGACGCTTTTGAAGGTCCTTGTCTTCTATTGTATCCAGCCACAGGTTGACCTTGCGATGGATACGTCCCTTGATGCTCTTGGCTTTCATGCCATGCTTGGTTACCGTAATCTCGCTCATTGTTCCTCCTCATCAAACATAGTATCCCAGCAGGGATCGCATAGCCCTGAAATCTGGTACTTTTTTGGCCCCAGTTTAGAAGTGAACACTGGGGGCTTCTTGCAACTGATGCAGACGCCCTTGGCATGAGCCTCGTCTTTAGTCATGCCATAAATAGAATGTGCTAAGTCATCTTTGAATTGCTGCAGGCTCACTGTTTTTCCTCCGTATACTTTTCGATGTGCGCTTCAGCAAGGTCTAACCACGTTATGATCATTTCTTTCTTTACATCAGAGTCTATCTGATCGTATTCGTCTCCGATACCTTTGCGCCCACTGATGTCAGCGGCGATGTCATCTACAATCCAGCGTGCTAATTTACGTGGAGCGATCATTGTTGCTCTCCTTTGACAAATATATGTAGGCAACTACGCTCTTGGATCACCAGAACGCGGCCTATTGCTCGGTAGTAAAGCAGGCGAATCACCATCCACTGCTGCTGAACCCTAGTGAGACGCTTTGAAATATCCACCGTCGTACCCCGCTCGTGGCTGCTCGCCTTAGGGCCGTACGCAGGTGCTGCGTTCTTCAGATGCAGTTTCCGCTGAGTCGTTGCAGGCCGTATGGCTGAGTCAACCACGAGGGGCTGGTGGAATGCCCGGTAGAAGTCTAGGGACAGAGCCTCTACGAAGGACACAGTTGCGGGGAGCGCATACCGGCGCTCGAAAGGAAGCTTGGGGGATACTTTGTAGTACGAATGATTATACAGTGGCTCAAGCAATCCGTCAAGGGCTGCTTCATCAACTTGGGCCTGCGTAAAATATCTGAAGGCCCCCATTTCGTCACCGGCTTCATTTTCGAGCAGCACCGACTGTAAATTCGCCGCGAAAATTTTTCCCACACGCGGACGGCGCACCCTAGTGGATGCGAAACAGCTTAGGGAGAGGGCCAAGCATACCACTAGGATGCGTTTCAACATTCTTACTCCTTTAGATGAAAGTTAAGAGGTTTATAAGCCACCAAACCCCGAGGATGAACAATCCAACAATAACCAGCGGCGTCAGTGGGCTCATTGCACCTCCGCGTATTTCATGCAGTTTTCGGTGCCATCTTTGTACGTTATGGTTTCCACGCACACTTGCTTGGCAGGACTTGCTTGCGTTGGCACGACAGTATTTGCTTGTGCTGGTACCCCCAAGCAGTCCTCAAGGGTAACCCCAGCCTTTTTAGCCTTCTTGGTATTGATCAAGATTTTGCACGATGCGAGCGTCTGGGGTCCAGAGAAGGACCGTGCCAGCTCTCTGTCATCGCAGCCTTGGTCAACTTTGCCGCTGCCAAAACTGCCACCAATCATCCCAACCTGTGCGGCAGCGCCTGTACCCTTGAAACAAGGCACTGTGGGCAGAATCGGAGGTGTGATTGCGGAAGCGGCTACTCGGGTGCTCATGTTCGTGTTGTTTGCACCGTTGCCGTTTCCAGTTGCACTTGCTGAACTGCTGGCTGTACCACCTTGTCCCGTTGCCGTAGCGTTTCCGCCCTGCGCTGTGGCGTTGCCACCCTGCGCAGTCTGCGTCTGGTTTTGGGACTGCTGTTGCTTCTGCGAATTGCTCAGACTATTGTTGAGCGTATTCGTGCTGTTGACTGAGCTGTTCGATGTGCTATTCGCCACGGAATTTGCGGTGTTTGTATTCGTATTCACCGCACTGTTGCTGGTGCTTGTGGTGCTTACGGGCGTAGGTGTAGGCGTCGGGGTAGGCTTAGGCTTAGGGACTGGCTTTGTGCAGGCCCAGATCGCCGTGGAAAGAATCAGCGTGGAAAACAGAATACGAAGTGATTTCATTTACTCTCCTTTTTGGTTTTCTTGGATTTCTCTTCAGGCTTCACGAACCTCTTGCCGTCGAAGACCTTGCCCTGCGACTCTTGATAGCAGTTGTAGCATAGCCCCGAGGTCGTGTGATAAATCTCAAATTTGTCGCACTGTCCACACCTCATTTAGAAAGCCTCGCTTTGTCGTAACGCATGCGGCTCGGGGGCCAAGCAAGGATACGCAGTATGGTGAACAGTATTCTTGGCTTGTTCCAGAAGACAAAAATTAGCCTCAATAGCTCCATGAGAAGACCACCTCTCCATCACAGCCGCCCCCTGTACCTATCCAATTGCCTTCAGCCACATCTACGAAAAGTTTATAATTGTGGACGGCATCGTGACATTCGCTGCATAGACTGAGCAAATTCCATGATTCATCAGGACCGCCCTGCGAGCGAAACTGCACATGATGGCAGTGCAGATGATCCCTTAGTCCACATCTGCGACAGCGCCAACCATCGCGACCCCATACCCTCTTACAGAGGGCTTTATATTCTTCAGGCGATAGGCGTAGACTCATCGGCCACCAAACCTTCTCCCAACCCGCCATTCTCCAACGTCGGTTCCTCCTGTTGCTGCTCGAAAAATAACCTAGTATGCCGACAGCTGCATGAGCCTACGCCACACATGTTCTTTCCCTTCACGTAATCCAGAGCATTCTGCAAGATAGCCATGGCCATCAAACCTTCTACGGTAGGCTTCTGGTCAAACACGGCTGTCTGAGCGTTGCGCAGGATTTGCTGAGCTTCAGCGCTGCCGTCCGACAATCCTACTGTGTTTGTTAAGGGAGAATAGGATGAATGATTGATGTGATTCTTGAATGCACTTTTGTAGGACTTGCGTGCTAACCACTGAGTCCAATGTTCAGGCTCTTGCTTCATAGGCAAACTCCTTGTGATGTTGTTTTGCAGCTATTGATCTAGCTATGGCAGCTTCTTCCAAGCTTTTGAATTTTCCAACATACAAACGTCTGCCGTTTGTCTGCACCCTGACTACCCACCCTGGTCCCATTTTGTACCCTCTTGGTTGCCAAGTTACACCCTTAATCCCTGAGGCATTGTCTTTTCTGATCTTTGCATTTTGGTTGTTCTGTGCACACGTTGCTTTGCGCAGGTTTTTTCTACAATTGTTTAGAAAGTTACCATCCTTGTGGTCTACTTTCACTCTGGGGTCTTCTACACCCAATATAAATCGGTGTAGTTTTTGTGATACTCTTTTTCCTCCCGTGTAAAATCTCCTGCGCACATAGAAGTTCCCTGGATACCCAAAGATGCTCCATTTGTATGGAGATACGCGCGCAAAGTCTTTTTCACTCACTTGGCAAAAGTACATCTGCTTTTTTCGTACTACCTTGATCACTTTCAAGTGGCACCTCTATCTGGTCGTGGCTGCAATCCACGTCCTCCATGAAGTTCCGGGGGTCCGCATTGTACTCGGCGCACAAGTTCTCGATCACCTTGCCGTCTGAGTGCTCTTTAGCCTTCCCGGTGTCATCTTCCCGACCAGCGCTGCCCATATGTCTGCGCATAGCTTCAAAGGCACGCAAGATCGTATTCTCGTACGCGGACACCGTGACGCGGTACATCCGGGTAATCATAGCGTTCTCCCCGGTGTTGCCCATTAAGCGCTGCACCTCGTTGTCAACTTCTTTCGTGGACAACTCAGGGGCTTCAGCGATCAGACGTACGATGTGCTCTACCATGGGCTCATGTTTCTTTTCTTCCCGGTTGAAGTAGGTAGAATCCGGGTCCAGCATTGTGATGACGCGCAGATTGGTAACGCCTGCAGGCTCGTAGTCTGTGCGTTTTATTCCGCAGGCGCGGCACACGCGCACGATACGCGCGAGGTACTGGGCCCTACGCTGCTTTATCCCTAGTTCCAACTCGGCGTATTCAGGGAGAGAGGCAAAGCCCCACTCGTGGTAACACTTGGTCTCCTGAGCGGCTGCAAAAGCTTCTGCCAGATCGAAAGTGTGGCGAATTAAATCTCCGGCTAACACTCTCATGTGCTTTCTAAGCGCTGCCGATTGACCAGCTACAGCTTCTCCAACAATCATCTGCGGGATTAGAGGGTCCATGGGGTTCTCCTGCTTATTTGTCGTATTTTGGAGACGAAATCTTTGTAGCTGAGGGTGCCCTTCATCTTGTTGCAAACAGCGCAGCAGATTAAGCAATTCTTCTTTGTGTAACCTTTATAGTTGTCTTTTCTGTCCAGATGGTAACTGCTGCTGTTTTTGTTTATGTTAAAACGCGTCCACTCAATGTTGTTCCCACAGTAGTGACAGTTTTTCGTGTTTGTAAAGTTTAGAAACTGTTTGTAGGTTATCGTGCAGAGTCGCCCTGTCCTCGTAGCTTGTTTTATAAGCCAGTTGTAAAGAGATTCGTAAGGCTTAAGATTGCTTTCTCCTGTCTGCCGTTTATAAGAACATGTTCTGCAGGAGTGCACTTCACTTTCTTTGTATTGAGACAAAATGTATAAGTGTTGAGAGTTTAGAACTTTTATAGCTCCGCAGGAGGTGCATTCGCACTTCCATGTGGCGTGGAGTTTGTCAGGCACTCCAGCAAAAGAGAGTACTTTCCATCCACCTAAAACCTTTCCTCTGTAGTCTTTTATTCTTCCAGACAACTTCTGCATGCTTCTCCTCGTAGTTCGGTAGGGCCGGTTTTATCCGGCCCATCCTAGGTTGCTCAGCAATTAAGCGTGAGCCGCCATCGCCTTGGGTTTATCCGTGGCTGTTTTGGTTTTCCACTCCTTAACGCGGCGTGGGGATGCGGCACGAAGACAAAGACAACAAATCAGCAGTCGATTCAATTTCACCCCCACACAACGCTGAATTACCTCAGCGCTCTGTGGAGGTGGCGGGTACGACCCGCGTCCTACCGACGCTCTCGATGCCGTTGACGTGCGTAACTTACGGGGCGCACGTCTTAGGTGCGCCTCCACCAACCTG